TCTGTGCCTAGTGCCTTAACTCGCAAATCACCTAGAATACGAATATCATCATTAAACTGCATATTCCAATGGTACAGAGCTTCTCCAATAGGCTTCAGCAGATAATCATCAATATTCTTAATAACAGTCTTAATGTTCAGGGCAGCAGCGCCCATAAGCATAGACATACCAGCAGCAGTACGTGTAGTTTGTTGTACTCTAGTCTGCCCATGCGTATAAGAGGGGATACCTGTCTCTTCATCTGAAATCTGACGGAACTTGTCAAACATCATTAAGTTCTCATTGGTCGTAGAAGCAAACTTAATTGCGTGTATTGCCTGACCTGTGGAACCAGCTTGACGGCGGAAGATTTTACCTGGGAAAATATCCATAGGTTGTCCAGGTACAAGCGCAGTCTCATCAATATCAAAGACCATGTTACCTGACAATGCCAAGTTATCAATAGCCATACGCGCATGACCATTCATAATGATTTGGCTGTCAGCCATGTTCTCAGGGACACCAACACCAAAGAACTCATGTGGATCACGTTCATATGGGAACACATGATATGGGATACGTTGTGGCTGGAATGGATTAATAACCATTCTCAATAACTGACCATTACAAACCCAGATGTTAACCTGAAGTTCATCAAGCTCAGTTAACTCATCCATATCAATGTCCATACCAATCTCAAGGGCAGCGGACTTATCAAATGGACCCCAGTATTCCACTACTTCATAACGATGGCGATCCTCTTCAGAATCATTCTCATCATGTCGTAGCTGATCTTCGTAGTGTTGCTTAACATAGTTTGGCCCTTGCTCAATAGCAGTATCAAGTGCTGCAACATTAAACAGAGGTAGTTTGCGTAGTCCACGAACCTTAGATTTAGTAAGACGATGACGCTCAATCATATAATCAAGGTCATCCATGTCCACACCAGAAGCCTCTGGGAATGCATCCCAGACTGAGCAGAATGCTAGAGTGGGCTTAATTTGGGCTTTAGGTTCATATTCTTTAGTAGCTTCACCATTCTCATCAAAAGACATTGCCCATTTGGGGACAATCTCATTGGTAGTGAATGGGCCTTTAATAATACCCGTACCATAAAGAACACTTTCAAATACAGCCTTACGGAGTTCCCTTGAAGCCTTAGATTCAGTGATCTGATCTTTAATAGTCTTCTCCATCTCCAAAGCCGCAGCTTTGGCAGGGGTAATTTGAGGTTCATCAGTAGGCGCAGGGCCAGCTTTAAACTTATCAACACCCTGCATAAATTTAGCACGTAATCCCCCAAGGAAGTTTGCGGGTGGGATGCTCTCGTTTTCACGAGTACCATCTCCAGGAAAACCAAACTCAATTGCTGGTTGTTCCTCAGATTCAGGATCACCTCCCTCTTCTTTTTTCGCTACGTGTGCAAATTCAGCAACCTCTTCTGGGCGTTCTGTAGAGTAAATGCCAAGTGGAAACTTGTTGGCACCGAATAGGACTTCATTCACCTGCCCGTAAGCAGCTAAAGTTTTAGTCTTGGAAATCTTAATGAAGACTTGAGACTTTTCATCAGTACGCATATTACGAGAAGCATTTACAATACCACGGTAATCTTCATAAGCCGTGAGCCAACGCTTCTCGGTAATAAACCTAGCAGTCTTAGCACGTTCATAGCGTTCAAGGACGAACTCTACAGCAGCAGAAACAATGAAATTTACATTTTCCTGATCTTTACGCGCCTTCTTAATGTCTTCCGGTTCAATTCCCTCTATAGGACCAGAATAGAGTTGTTCAATCATAGATTAGACTAGGTGACTTTTTTATACGAAGTAGATTTACCATATGCATTACTTTCGATATTCATATCAGCGTTATGCTTCATAAATCCTTTATCAACGTCTCCAGTACTTCCACTCTTGGGAAAACTTTCGTCAAATGCCCCACCATAACCCTTGGGCATAGGACCTTCTTTACCTGTACGTCCAACATAACCCGGCTTCATGTTATTGTTGAACGAACCTTGTTTAGTTTTGCGATTAGCCTCGTCAATTGAAAAATACATTTCTTTCTCCTTAGTATCCAAATTTGGGATCAATTATTACTGGTTGCTCTTGTTGTTCTATATAACGTCTTTCGTCAGGGTATAGTGAGTATGTTGGACGGCTATTTAACCCATAACGAAGAGAATCATATAGATGGTCTTCTAGGAACTTAGTATCTACATCTTCGGCATTATTAGAATCAAGGGGTAAGATAGGTAGTGTACGAATTAAGTTACGGCAGTTATTGAAAATTATGACCCCTGCTTTACCATCTGGATGATCTTCATCCGTGGTGAAGGAATCAATCTTAAATCGTTTATGTATCTCAATCTTTCCTCTAATTCTACTCCCTTTACTCTTATCCGCTTTCGTCCAGTTAACACCTGCACGGATCATCGTTTCAGCTACACTAGGTCCAGTATTACCACGTTCTGACCAACTCTCTGTATCTAGTGGTCCTGTTAGTTTACCTGGATCATTCCACTCTAACTCAATAATCTTCTCAGCTAAGTCTTCCGCATCTAGTCCCTTCTGATACAATTCTCGATACACATAAACTGTTCCTGCATTGGAAACTGCATACCATAGAACGGCACTGGGAGCTACATAACCATAATCACAACTACGAAAGCGATGCCAGTCAGCAGGTATCTCAAACGATTCGCAAGTATGTCGTTGTATATCAAATTCGGGAAACGCAGTATCTTCTGCAACATTCCAATCTCCTTCTAACAGTCTCCTACGCTGAACCTCTGGAAGCGAGGAAAGCATTGCCAGATATTCTGGCGACTGCATCAAATAGGGGTTATCAGATAATTTAGCGGGAATAAATCTACGCTTAAATACAGGTTTACCACGTAACGATTTATCTACAAATTCCCTGTTAGGGTAAACAAGAAGTTCATCTGTTTCAATATCCCGTGCCCAGAAAGGTTTATTATACTCGGCAGGGTCAATAAACATCTTCTTAACCCACCAACCACCAATACCACCGGGGTTAGTTGTTGCTCTCATATACGTTTGAATTGTAGGATCAGTTGTACGTAGACGAGAACGGAGGTAATTCCAAACATAAGGTGTTGCATAATGGGTTAATTCATCAACACCAATCCATGTAAACGCTTGTCCCTGGTATCTATGAACATCAGTATCATTTTCCACAAACGACATAATGATAAACGCACCAGATGGAAATGACCAGCGTGACTTTTGTTGGTTCCACTTGGCCCTAGGAAACGCTTTACGATACAAATCCTGGGATTTATCAATAAGCTCTTGCAACTCAGGCATACTCTTACGAAGTAAGATAGCTTTACAATTCTTATTGTGGACATATCTTAGTGGATCAACAAGCATAGCATAGGATTTGCCACCACCCGCTGCTCCACCATACAAGACTTCTTTTTCAGAGGCTGCTAGAAATGCTGTTTGCTTACCAGGATTAGGACGAAATATAATTTCCTCCTGTTCTTCTAATGCATTCCTAGCTGTACCGCTGAAGTCTTCTAATTCTTCTCCTGTAATAAGGCCAGTACTAAGTTTACCATCAAGTTTATCTATATACTTTTTAGCTGCCTTAGTCTTACGTTTAGCTTTAGCTACCAATTTATTAGCAGTATCTAGTTGCTTCTTAGCCCTAGATTCAGAACGATTGGCAGCAATCTTAGCCCTTTGTCGAGAACTGTACTGATATTTACGCTTTGTACGCTTCTCTTCAGGTGGCTTCATTATTTCACTTTTGTTTTAGTTTGAGCAGTTTTACCTAGACCAGTAAAACTACTTATACTCCGTCCTCTTTGACCCTGGCTTGTTCTTTCCCCTTTGGGACGATGGCTTTTTTGGCCTACCAGTACCATATTCTCTTTTTGCTGCTGCCTCTCTACGTTTTTTTGCTGCCGCTCTACGACGAGCAGCCATTTGTTTCTTAGTTACAGCCGAAAGTGCAATGCCCATAATTTAAAACTCCTAAATTTCCATTAGTGATTGATATTAACTTCTGCCCATGTAATGCTAACACTTAAGCTAACGGTTGTAGTAGATAACATACCCAGAAGAGCAAGCACTCCACCTGGAGGAACAATAATATCACCATCCACTTCATCTACTGATACACCTTGTGGCTGAGTAATAGCAGTACCCGGACCAGCAGCATTCAGAATAGTAATTGGTGAAGGACGAAGAATTGCAAGACTTCCAACAAGACCCGTCAATGCAGTACTCATTGCAAACGCCTTGGCAACTGAGCCAGACGATGCTAAAGTAGAACAATTAACAGGGGTACTACCAGTCGAAATAACTGTTTCTGCTGTGTCTTTATACCAAGTAAACCCACCAGGGGCTACTGCTGTATCCCCAATAGTCGTTGCTACGACTGTAGCACGGGTTATAACCAAATCTTTTCCCGTGCCTACATCATTCCAAACACCAATAACGGGTTTTGCAGTAGCAGTTACACCTGTAGCAACAGCATTGGCTGATACAAGCGCAGTATTGCTAATACCAAAGGTATACATATTACCATCGTTATTAGTATCATAATATTTAGCAGCAGTAGGACTAGTCCTAATTCTGCCTTGTTGCATACCTCTACTCATATTATTCTCGCCTTTTTATATATTGGCATTAACATTATTACGCAACGTCAAATCCAGAAACATCCATGTAAATAACAGTAATACTAGCCGAATGACTGGTAATCGTACCACTACGGGTATATGTGATGGGATCAGCCGTAGCAACAAACCAAGGCTTACTCGCAAAGATACCTGTATCTTCAGCCGCATTAGTACCAACTAAATACGCTTTAGTAAGCAGAGCACCAGTAAAGTTGTTCCCAGCCCGGTAAGTTTCATTACCACCAACGGTAATTGCATTGGCATTACCAGCCGCTGCGCTATAACAACCAACAGCATTAGTAACCAACGCAGCAAAGAAGCCATTCGGGTCATTTGATGTACCAGCGGTACCAACATCGACTGTCGCAGCTTCAGCAGATGCGTTAGTAACATTAACAATAATATCATAGACAATTGCACCTACAGGAAGTGTAATAACAGTTGTCTCGACGTTAGTCAAAATAGCCATATCTGCCGTATAAGCCCGCATTGTAGCGCCAGCAGATACATCAGCAACATCGTGAATTTCCGCATGTGTGGCAACAAGTTTAGTACCAGCAGAATCAATGGTCTGAACGTATGCCTGACGCGGATCAGTAGTTGTACTCATAATTTTCTCCTATTCTTATATAATGTTGAGGATCATTTATTTATGTTGATCAAATTTACAATCAAATGATCCTTGAGTTTGTCCAGATCATCTTTGGTAACAAATTTAGTAGCTCCTATCTAGTATTTTCTTTACACCTCTAGGAGTAAGTTTTCGTCCAGTATTAGCTTCGACATAACGAGATGCCTCACGTAAACTGAGAGTTCTACCTTTTTCCCGTAATTCTTGTAGTACTTTCTGATCCTGATCATTCTCAATAATTAAATGATCGTTTTCTGGATGCAGAACATATCCAAAAGGCACAGTTGAGGAAGTTCTATTCCTCGTTTTTATTGTCATTTGTATTTATTTTACTCGGTATAATAACTAAACCACTCGAACTATCGACTGTCACATTCAGCCGATCCTTTTTTACTAACCCTATACGATCTAAAATATCTTTAGCATTAGTAGTATGGACCTTCTCATGCATATCAGTTCCTTCGGAACTTAATCCATCAGTAAGAATTTTAGCAGCTTTTCCAGCGTGGAGCACTAACTGTTGCTCAACACAATCTAGAAGATATTCCTTATAATTTCTTATAAGTTCATATCCATATCTATATGTATAGTTTGCTTCTACAGTTGCATCCCGTACAGATGTACCTGCTGCAACAAGATCAAAGAATAATTTTTGCTGATCATTTTCTGGTGTCTTCATTATTTCTTCTTCTTTTTAGCCATTCCAGCAGTACTAGTTCTCTTAAAGCTACGATTAGCAAATTTACTTTGTGGCTTTACATTAGATCGCTTATTATCCGTAGATCTATTATTCTTATGCGCTACATCTTTTCCATCGCCCTTTGCAACGGACCCTTCTTTCATAAGAGCAGAGCGCGCTGCATTCCTACTAGTCCTATTTTTAATCTGTTTTGGTTTCCCTTGGTAATTATCATACTCTGTGCGATAATTTCGCCCAGTAGACTTATTACGCATACGCTTACCAGTAGTAGGATGGCGAGGCATAGTAGGCATAATTATCGCCGTGCTGGGGCAGTCGTCGAGGGTTTATCAGATGCTAATTCAGTTGTGTATATATTTCCCTGCCATGAAAAAGTTGATTTTCCAGATTTTTTAGCAGCATCAAATGCCTCACGGAAACTTTGTGTATTAGCCTGTCCTTGCGATCTAGCACTAGCACCAACATCACCAGCATAACCTGGACCCGTTGCAGTAATTGGCGCTCTCTGCGGGGCAGCAGGAGCAATGCCTTGTTGCATAGGATTAACAGCTGGGCCAGTAGGTGCTGTGGGCATAGGCATAGAACTTGGAGCACTAACTGGAGGTCTACTAGCTTGCATTGGTGGA